GGGTAACTGGTGTTACAGGGGTAACTGGTGTTACACCAGTCACACCAGTTACTCCTGTAACACCAGTTACCCCTGTTACACCAGTTACCCCTGTAACACCAGTCACACCAGTTACCCCTGTAACACCAGTCACACCAGTTACCCCTGTAACACCAGTTACTCCTGTAACACCAGTTACTCCTGTAACACCAGTTACTCCAGTTACTCCTGTTACTCCAGTAACACCAGTTACTCCAGTTACTCCTGTAACACCTGTAACACCAGCACCTGAGTATGTATATGCAACATTCTGTTCTAACTCAACACCAAGCGAAGCAGGAGAAAACCTTAACTTTACAGACTGCGGATCTTTGCAGGCATTCGTAAATGGTAACTGGGATAATGTAAGTCAGTTTACATGCCAATCAGGCTCTTACCCAGCACTTCCTACAAACTGTGGTAGTGTAACCCCAGTAACATTAACAACTTATTATGCATGCTGTAACAATGGTGCAGGAGTACAAGGAAATTATGCCAACAGTAGTGCTGCAGTCACAGGACTAAATGCTGCTTGCGACGCCGATGAGCCAGGAATTAATAATCAGATTCAAGGCGGAGTAAGCACTAGCCCAATACCAGGATGTACTCCAGCAGTCACTCCTGTAACACCAGTTACTCCAGTTACTCCTGTAACCCCTGTAACTCCAGGAAATTGGACAGCCGTTGGTTGTTGTGATGGAGTTGCACTTGCTGGTGCTGGAAACACAGAGTCTGAGGCTTTAGCAGACTTAGATTCACAATGTTCTTCTACACTTTCTAGCGTTTCTACTACAACAGGAACAGCCACACTTCCAGATTGTTCTGTAAATAATGATTATTGGTCAACTGGCTGCTGTAATGGTATTCAGTTGGTAGGTGAAGGAACAACAGCAGAACTTGCATCTATGTCTCTTCAAGGACAATGTAATGGCACACTAACAAATGTTCAAAGTGGTCTAGGTGGAGCAATTCCTAACCTTAATTGCCCTACTTCCTCTGCTTACTACTGCACAACAACTGAAAATACGGGAGATGTTTATTCATATGTAAGTTCAACAAATACAAGTGGTTGTGTAGGTGGTATTTCAAATACAACATGTGTTTATGGACCAACTGGAACTTCGTATCCATCAGCACCTCCATTCCCATGTAATGAAGTTACCCCTGTAACACCAGTTACCCCTGTAACTCCTGTAACTCCAGTTACACCAGTTACTCCAGTTACTCCAGTTACTCCTGTAACACCAGTTACTCCAGTTACTCCTGTTACTCCTGTAACACCAGTTACTCCAGTTACTCCTGTTACTCCAGTAACACCAGTAACACCAGTTACCCCTGTAACACCAGTTACTCCTGCAACAACTTGGTACTGTAATGCACGTGATGCAGACAGTGGTACATATACTTATACCTCTACTACAAATGAATCATCAACATGCGTTGCATGTAGCACAAGTGGATATCCTGCAGCACCACCATGTCAAGGAAGCGTATGTTGTCCAGTAATTTTCCCACCTAGTGTAACCCCAGTTACTCCTGTAACCCCAGTTACTCCTGTAACCCCAGTTACTCCTGTAACCCCAGTTACTCCTGTAACCCCTGTAACTCCTGTAACCCCAGTTACTCCTGTAACCCCAGTTACTCCTGTAACCCCAGTTACTCCTGTAACCCCAGTTACTCCTGTAACCCCAGTTACTCCTGTAACCCCAGTTACTCCTGTAACCCCAGTTACACCAGTTACTCCTGTAACACCAGCATCATGCGAAGGCTGCATTAGAAATTATTGCTGGGAGCCTTGCCCATCCTGTTGTACGACTTGTGGTTGTTAGTGTATAATAGATATCATCAAAATAACTTGTAGAAAAGAGTGTATATGTCAGAAGAATTAACTCCTTGGCAAAGATATAAACAAAATCTAGGAGAAACAAGGCCTTGGGATATTGTCAATCCTGCAACCGAATGGGCATCTTCCGAGGTAGCAGAAGAAAGATACTCTATATGTAAAGCATGTCCAGAATTAATTAAATTAACTAGTCAATGCAAAAAGTGTGGATGTTTTATGATAGCAAAAACAAAACTAGAAAAAGCAACTTGTCCTCTAGGAAAGTGGTAACATGGAAAAGGTATTTTGGGAAAATGACAAAGGAGTTATTTTTAATAAATACAGGGCTATAGTAAGAACTGAAATTGCCCCAGGGATAATGTCTTATGAAAATGTAATTCCTAAAGAAATTTTTGACACTCTTGTATTTGATATTGAAGAAGGAATGGAGTCAGCAAAAATAGAATGGGGTTCGGCTCAAGTAAAATCAGGTGTTGGAGATAAAGTAGAAGTAGTAACAGACACCAATTCAAGAGATACTCAAACCATAACTATTCCATATTCAGAAACAATAAAAGAAGATTACTCAAGTTTAAGTGCAGCGTTTAACACATCGATTTCTAATCTTTTTTTAGAAAATTTAATTCCGCTAGAAATTAATTATCAAAATAATTACGCCGTAAATTGTTTATGGCATGATTCTTATCAAATATTAAAGTATGGAGTAGGCCAAAAGTTTATAAACCATGTAGATGATCACCCAGATTTTCATAGAAGGGTTTCCACATTATATTATATTAATGACGACTATTCTGGAGGAGAGATAAACTTTCCAAGGTTTAATCTTTCTTTTAAACCTAAAGCAAACCAAATGATTGTCTTTCCATCAACCTATGTTTACAACCATTCTGTATCTCCTGTTACAGAAGGAACAAGGTATGCAATAGTTAGTTGGATGAGATGACAAATATAAAAGAGCCAAGAGTTTTAAAAAATCTCTTTTCTAAAGAAGAGTTTAACTCATTAAAGTCTTACCTATACAACAAACCAAAACTAGAAAAAGATTTTGATAAATCTTTTGGCAGATATACTTTTAATGATAGTTTTATTGATTCTTATTTGAATAATTTAGTTCCTTTTGCAAGAGATGTGTTTGATAGCAAAACTTTAGTTCCTTCATATGCTGTTTTTGCACATTATGAAGGAGAATACGCAAGTCTTTTTACTCACGTTGATGACAATGCATGTACATACACAATAGACATGTGTGTTTATCAAACAGAGCCATGGGATTTAAATGTTGATGATAAAAACTACACGCTGTATGAAAATCAAGCACTTGCTTATTATGGAAATGATCAAAAGCATGGTCGTGGAGATTTTCCAAATGTAGAGTCTCAGCACGTGGCAATGGTTTTTTTCCATTTTGTAGAGCCCGATCATTGGTGGCATACAAAAAATCAAAACTATATTCATGTTATAAAAGGAAATATTTCTGAAGAAGAATGGAGCCTTAAGTATGGAAACAAGTAAGGAGATTAATTAAAATGAGCATAGATATGAATCTTGTAAGGCAAGCAATCATAGAAAATAGAATTCATGTATTTAAAAATGCTTTTCCTATTCTTCCGTCCTGGGACACACTTTTACCAATTATCTCAGATTTTGTCGATGATGACCTAAAAGTTTTTCCAGATAGATCATATCTTTCAACTGGAAACCTAGAAGAAGAATATCTTGATCACAGATTAAAGTGTAGATTTTGGTCAAGATTAGCATTTCACTTGTATGATCCAAAAGATCCATACCTGTCCGTAATTCCTGAATTATCTCCCGTAAATAGTTGGGGGCTTTCTGAATATCCATCAGAAATTTTTACTGGTAATTTTTGCCTAATTTCATTAATGAAAAACAGAGGTGTTGTTGCAAGCAAGCACCGTGACCAAGTTGATCAGTTTCAGTGGGTTGTTAAGGGTGAAGCAATTTGGAGAACAGGTGAAAATTTAGAAAATGTAAACCATGTTGTAGAGGGAGATTTCATTTTTTTACCAAAGAATTTGCCTCACGAGGTTGAAACCTTAAAAGCCCCAAGAGCATCCATAAATCTTGTTTTAAGAAACTAAAAAGCACCCATAGGTTTTATCCTACAGGTGCTCTTAGTTATTATATTTTACTTAGGAAATTTTTTCATCCACATTTTGGTCTTTGGAGTAATACCCTTCCACGAAGACCAGTCTTCTCCACCCCTAGACATGTAATATGCAATCTCTGCATTTTTGACGGGATTGAACAATTCAGCATTAGAGTCCAAGTCAAACTTATCCCTACGGTCTGGACCCAAGTTGTCAATCATATTAATTTGGAACATTCCATAAGAGGAGTCCCCAGTCTTGTGGTTGCCATTAAATGCTAAAGGCCTACCATTAGATTCTTTCTTGGCAATGGCCCAAGCCACTACAAGATCTTGCCCCTTAAACCCTACAAGGGAAAGGAGTTGCTTTAATTCGGTATCGGTAAGAGAAACCTTATTTTCAAAACTCTCTAACTTTTTAGCCTTAGAAACCAAAAAAACCTCTTTCGAGGCGTTTCCTTGCTCCTGAGCCTGTTCTATACTCAAATTATTTTTGTCACTTATTTGTGTTTCAGCATTAGCAGCGTTTGACAAAGTCGCTACTAAAGTCAGTATGCTGAGTATGCTAATGATCTCTTTGTTTCTTTCGATAAATTTAATCATAGTTTCCTCCTTAGAAAACAATAACACCTTGGTAGGTGTTACTACCAAGTATAACATAAAATTATGCCAAAAGTCAACTTTATAGGGTGGTATAATAAAGATTATGCCACAATACGCATCTAACTATCCCAACTCACTTTCATACCCTATTGCTTCAGATCCCGTCAATGTACACGGAGATTTTAAAGTATTAGTTGATGCTTTGAATAATATTCTTCCTCCCCTGGGATATGGCGCAGCATATATTGATGTTAGAAATACTACAGGCACAGCAATTTCCCAGGGTATTCCAGTATTTATTAGTGGTAGTCTTTCTGGAAAATCATTAATTCAAAAATATGATCCGTCAAGTGTGTCTCATAATCCAGATGTTCCAATTTTAGGTTTAGTAAAAAATGATATTCCAAATAATTCTAATGGTTTGGTTATTGTTTCTGGAGTTATTCAAATGAATACAACAGGTTTGGGATCTGCTGGAACAAAGGTTTATGTAGACAATACTGGAACTCTTGTTGCAGGTCGCCCAGCAACTGGACCAGCAAGATATATTGCAGTTGTTGCTATTCAGGCAACACTTGCTGAAGGTGGAATGCTAATTGTTCAAACAAAAGGCAACGGTACCTGGGGAGCCCTTAAAGACGGGTTGTCGTGATATAATAACATTATGGCTACCTTCAGAAATCAACCCACAGACTCATATGCATTAGGTGCAGCACCTCCAGAAATTCGTTGGACTGTTGTTCGTGGAGACTCTGCAGCATTTCGTGTTTATGTAACTAACGATGCAAGAGAGCCACTACTTCTTGATGACTGGGAAGTTGATATGGACATTCGTCGTAATGGAGTGCTTATTGTTTCTCTATCCCCTCAGCCAGTTGAGTTTCAGGATACAGAAGGAAGTTTCACGGTAAACATTACATCTTCACAATCAGAACTTCTTGAGACGGGAGACATCTTTGATATCCAACTCACAGAACTTTTATCAGAGGGCAGAGTTTGGACGGTAGCCAAAGGGTCAATGGTTATCATTGAAGATGTAACAAATTAATGACAACAAACCTAACCCCACTACCACAAGAATTTTATAGAACAACCCATAGGCTTGCTCATACTCAAATCAAAGACCTTGATGTCAAAAGAATAAGAATAGATCACTTCCAGCCAAAGGCTAGAGTAGAAGAGGTTTTGCCATTTAGGGTTCAGTTTATCAATGTAAGTGTGTTTGGATACTCTAAAACTAATCCCCCGCCAATTCCTCTACAGGTTATTGGCTACAGCAACTATATTCTTTAACAGTATAATTAAAAGCATGTTATAATTACCACATGGCGAAAATATCAATTTCAGGCGTAAAGGCTCTTTTTGAAACAGGAGATAGGCCTACTCAAGAAAATTATGAAGATTTAATTGATACCGCATCTGCTCAAGCAACAGACTTGGGTTCTTACGGTAACAATGAAAATACAATCACTGGTATTGAGAACGTAACTGTAATTGATAACTTTGATGCTACAGTTTGGCGTATGGTCAAGTACATTATTTCAGTATCCAAGACCACAGCAGGGGACAATAAGTTCTATGCAACCGAACTAACAATTCTCGTTGACGGTGCAAATGTATCAGTCAGCGAATACGGAACAATAGACAATGATGGGAATATTGGCACCATAAGCGTCTCTCGCACTGGAAATACCGTGGCTATTACAGTCACTCCAGATCCTGCGATCAAGCCAGTCACTGCACGGTTCGCCCGTATAGGACTTAAGGCATAACTAAGGAGATAATAAAATGGCAACAGTAGTAAAAGACTTTAAAGTAAAGAATGGTCTCATTGTCGAAGGCACAACAGCAACAGTAAACAATTTTGACGTTCTTACTAAGAAATCAGACGATCAAACATACATCGTCAATTTAATTGGTGGAACAGCCACCTCAGCAAACGAAGCAGACAAGGTCGTAAAGCGTGATGCTAACGGCAACTTTGCTGCGGGTACAATTACAGCAAATCTAACTGGTGATGTAACTGGTAATGCAGATACAGCAACAACACTTGAAACTTCTCGTACAATTGAACTTACTGGAGATGTAACTGGTCAAGTTAACTTCAATGGTTCACAAAATGTACAAATTTCTACAACCCTAAATGGATCTTTTGCAACAGATGCAGAAGTTGCTACCGCTAAGGGCGAAGCAATCGCAGATGCAGCAGCAGATGCTACTTCAAAGGCTAACGCAGCACAAACAGCAGCAGAACTTACAGCATCTAATGCTCTTTCAGCAGCAGTAACAACTCTTGAGGGACAGATTACGGATGCAGAAACAGATGCAAATACTTACACAGATAATGCTATTACAGCATTAAATCTTTCTGGTACATACGATGCATTGGGTGCTGCAGCAGCAGCACAACTTGCAGCAGAAGGATATGCCGATACAGCAATTGCAAATCTTGTAGATTCAGCACCAGCAACACTTGATACACTCAATGAGTTGGCAGCAGCACTTCAGGACAACCCAGATATTATTGGAGATCTTCAGACAATCGCAGCAGGTAAGCAAGATACTCTAACTGCAGGAGCAAACATTGACATTACAGGAGCAACAATTTCTGTAACTGGTCTTGATGCAGCAGATATCTCAGACTTCAACACAGCAGCCCTTGCAGCAACAGCAGCAGCATACGATATGTATGGTGCAGCAGCAGCAGCACAACTTGCAGCAGAAAACTACGCAGACGGCCTTGCAATCAACTACGATGCAGCAGGTTCTGCTTCAACAGCACAGACTAATGCTGAGACATTTACAACAAATGCAATAAATGGTCTTGACACAGATGATATTGAAGAGGGAGGAGCAAACCTTTACCACACAGATGCTCGTGCAAAGGCTTCAGCAGCAAATCTTCTTCTCAATGCATCACTAACAAATATCGCAATTACAGGTGACAGTACTACAGGTCTTATCATCACCGCAGAAAACGGTGTAGCAGATTCTGATACTGATGACCTTGTAGAAGGTACAACAAACCTTTACTTCACAGATGCTCGTGCAGTAACTGCTCTTGAAGCAGTAACTCCAGATTTCCCTGCAGTAGAGATTGCCTCAGTAGCAAAGCAAGTAGCAGCACAGGCAACTGTCGCAACTGCAAGCACAAGCACAGCAGTTCTATGGGCTAAGGCAGACTATCGTTCTGCTGAGTTCCTTGTTAAGATTGCCAATGGATCTCACACAGAGGTTTCAAAGGTTATCCTAACACTTGACACATCAGACAATGTCGCTATTACAGAATACGCAATGGTTGGAACAAATGGTGATCTTGGATCCGTTTCAGCAGATGTTTCTGGCAACGATGTTCGTCTTCGTGTCGCAACCCTCAACAATGACTCAACAGTCGCTGTTGTTGGAACACTTTTAAAGTAATAAAAAATAAATAGTTAGAAGAAGGAGTAGTAAATGGCAACAGTCGATAAAGACTTCAAGGTCAAAAATGGATTAGTCGTAACTAACGGCGGTACATTCGGAGGTGCAGTAACAGTAGGAACTCCTACTGTTGCATCACATGCAGCGACTAAGGCTTATGTAGACTCCCTAACAGGATCTATGGCTGTTGGCTCAACTGCTCCTTCTTCACCAACTAACGGAACACAGTGGTTAGATACTCTAACGAATAGAGTTAACTTCTATTACAATGGTACATGGTATACCCAGGCAACTATTGATGATACAAACAATCTTCCACAGCACATTCACGATACCGCAATTGATGGAACTGGTTTCATAGTATCCCAGTTCTATGAAGGTGGATCATTTAATAGCCCACTGGGCATAGGATTGGATGCAGGCGGACCAGACACAACAGAATGGACTGTCGTATTCGATGGCGGTAGTGTAGTAGATAATTTCAATTAAAAAATTGATGTTATAATAAGACTAGTTCATGGGCAGACCCCATAAGGAGATATAAATGGCAACAAGAATGCAACAGCGCAGAGGTACTGCAGCCCAATGGACGGCTGCCAATCCAGTATTAGCAGCAGGTGAAATCGGTTTTGAAACCGACACAAACAAATTTAAGATGGGTAACGGCTCTTCAGCCTGGTCAGCATTACAGTATTTTGCCAATGCAGCAGAACTAGCAGCAATTATTGATGG